GTCAATTATATCACCGTTTAAAATTAACTTCTCAGTTTCATTCTCATTAAAAAATTTCAAAATTTTATCTGTTTGAGATTGTCTGGATCCTAAATGTAAATCACTCATGATCACGGTTTTCCATTTTTTCATTTATCTTTAACTACTTTAAAAAGGGCTTTTTCGATCGAAAATCCGTTGTTTATGAAATATTTCAAACTATCAACATTACAATGGGCATAAATGGTTTTATTAGTTTCATGAATTTTTGAATCCCTATAATTCCAGAGTAATTTATAGATCCCTCTATTTCTATAATCTTCCAAAACATAGGCGTGACATAAATAAATTACAGAATCATGTTCTACATAAGAAACAATACCAACTAATTTTTCTTTAATGAAACATCCATAATATGTTGCATATTCATCTAATAAATCAGGTTTGATTTCTTTAAAATTTTCATAAACTTCTTTATAAGGTACTTTTGTTATTTCCATTACCAGTAATTTTTATCTTCAGTGAAATAAGACTTGTTTTTGTGATTGAAAAAAGAACCTAAAAATAATTTGACCATATAGAATACACCTTTGTTCTCAAATCTTCTAGGAGGAGTAAATACAATATTATTTATTCTACCGAACTTTTTTGGTTTAATTTGTTTTGAAAAATGATAATCTTCCGCAACTTTTATGTCGGAATCAAATCCACCAAGAGATTTAAATGTTTCAGACCTAATCATCATAAAGCCACCCAAACAAAAAGGTGTGGACCATTTGGACACCAATTGTAGAAAATCGAACAAACGGTAAATATAATTGTATTTACCGTTATCACTTCTAAACTTTGTGGTTACTAAATCTAATTTTTGTCTATGTATTCTTAAAAATGCTCTTTTAATTATTTTTGGGTCCAATAAAAACACATCGGAGTCAACAAATAAAACATATGGTGTCTCAACAAGTTTGAATCCGTTGTTTCTTGCAACCGCAGGTAATCCACCATCCATCAAATAAAGGTCAAACTTATCTGAGTTAATTTCTAACCTTTCGATTATATCAAATTTAGTTATACCATCATCTGAAGAGTCGCAAACTACAACTTTAACTCCCCAAATATCTGACTGATAATTCAAAAGGTCCAAAGTTTTTTGAATTATACTTTTTTCATTTTTACATGGAATAACAATTGTTAAAAAATTTTTTATTTCCATTTGTTTGTTTTATAGTTTAAATATAGGTATTTTTGTCAAATGATTCAAGAGAAACTCACAAACATTCCCCAGTCAAGCGGTTGTTACCTTTTCAAAAACGAGAAAGGTCAGATCATCTATGTGGGTAAGTCAAAGTTTTTACCTAAACGAGTAAAATCTTACTTTCAAAAAAATCACAAAGATCAAAAGACTATTTTTCTTGTGAATGAAATCCGTGATGTTGAGTTCATGAGTACTAACGATGAGTCTCAAGCACTTTTGTTGGAGGATGAACTTATCAAGTCTTTGAAACCAAAATACAATATCAAAGCAAAAGACGACAGATCTCGTCGTTGGTTTATTACTTTGACCGATGAGGACTTTCCAAGACTTTTGGTTTGTAATCCTTCTAACTTTTCAGGTGAGGTTCTTTTGGAGTCCACAAGTTCCAACTCTTGTTATGAGATCTATGAAATGGTTCATGATATTTTTGATCTTCGTTCTTGTTCTTACAACTTAACTGAAGAAAACATTTCAAACGAAAAGTTCAAAACCTGTTTGGAGTTTCATCTTGGTCGTTGTAATGCTCCTTGTGTTTCAAATATTATGAAGTTCTCCTACAAGAAGATTGTAAGTGAGATGAAAGAATTATTTTCTTTTGAGTTTGACAAGGTTCGTAGTCGTTTGAAAAAATCTATGAAAAACTTTTCTGAATCTATGGAGTTTGAAAAAGCAAATGACTTCAAATCTAAAATCGCTGTGGTTGATTCACTTGAAAAGAAACTTGATCCTTTTCGTGTTAGAAAGTATAATGATGTTGCCCGTCAATTCAAAGAGTCTTTGGGTCTAATCAATGTTCCTACATTAATTGAGGCGTTTGATAATTCCCACACTGCCGGTGATTGTCAGGTATCTGCTCTTGTTCGTTACAAGAATGGTAAAACTGATAAGTCAAACTATCGTAAGTTCAATATCAAAACTGTTGAAGGTCCAGATGATTACGCATCTTTCTATGAGGTTTTGAATCGTCGTTTTACAAGACTTTTAAGTGAAAAACAAGAGTTACCTTCACTTGTTGTCATTGATGGTGGTAAAGGTCAGTTGGGTGTTGCAAAACAAGTATTCGAATCTCTTGGTTTGTTATCTCGTATTGATTTGATTTCTATTTCTAAAAACGACAAACACCAGTCTCAAACAATTCACCTGACTAATGGATCATCAGTTGACATTCCACGAAATGAATTTGGGTATCTACTTGCTGAAATTCAAAACGAAGTTCACCGGTTTGTACTATCATTCCATAGAAATAAAAAATTAAAAAAATTATTCAGTTGAGAAAGTATCTAATAATTTCCTTTTCGGCCTTTTTACTTGAACTGGGATCCACTTTTTATATAAGTTTTGTTTCTGATCAAAATTTATTTGGTATGATGTTTTTTGCATTTATAGGACCCTTTTTAAGTTTACCTTTCGTTGGATTTATGATTGATGCGAAAAACTGGAAACAAAGAATTTTATTGTCATTTTCTTCTGCATGTGGTTACTTAATTGGATCTTTCACATCTTATTTATTTATTAAAATTTTTTGATTATAATTTCAATATGAATGAAAATAAAATACCTTACCTTTCGGACGACGTTAATAAGGGTCCTGATGGTGCGTTTGAAGATAAAAATGTAAAAAATAATTATATCGGTTCGGAAGGATTTTACCACGACGATGAAGAAATTTCAATTTGGGAAAACACTTTAAGAGATGGGCTTGAAGAAATTGAAGTATATGAAACAATTCAAAAAATAAGAAATTACTACAATGGTCATCATAATATTGATGGTCGACCACCATCCAAAAAAAATTTCAACGAGTTTCTTGATTCTTTGGATAAAAATTTGTAATTTTGATATTATGGGAAAAATAATAATAGAATTTGATTCTGTAGAAGAATCACAAGACGCAAGAACCGCACTGGATGGTTACAAATGGAAATTAGCCATGTGGGATTTAGATCAAACGCTAAGATCAACTGTAAAACATGGGCAAAAATTCAATGGAACAGGTGAAGCATCTAGTGAAGAAGTCGAAATTTGTGACAAATTAAGAGAACAAATCAGAACTATTCTGGATGATTATGGTCTCAATATGAATGATTAAAAAGAAATAATATGAAACAGACAGCAGTAGAAACTCTCATTGAAATATATTACGGCAATGAGGGTCAATTAACAATTAAAGATTTAGAACAAGCAAAAGCAATGGAGGAAAAAAACCTAAAAGATTCATTTGTAGCAGGTGCAGGTATGGAACAAGATGTTCAAAAAGAAAAACCAACACCGTTAATTTCATCAGATGTCAATGAAGTGAAAATTGTGGTGTCAAAAGCAACGGAAGAAGAAAGAGATAAATTAATTAAACATATTGTGGGTCTAATAAAAAATGATGAAGAAAAGTTTGATGATGTTGATTTTTTAGAAGAAATTAAAATATACAATTATTTAGACGATTCAATAATTTCTATGAATAAGATTCAGTTAATAAAAGAAAAAAAAGTTACAACAATTTTTAATTTTATGCAAATGAATGAAAATAACTACTTTAAAGAAAACGACCCAAAAAAATTAACTTGTATGCTCTTTAATAATGAAACTTGGCTAATGGATGGAAATAATTTTATAGATATTTCACAAGATGATTTGATTGATATTTTGTAGTACAAAAAAATAAAAATAAATAAGATGAAACAAACAGCAGTAGAGTGGTTGGTTGAGCAGTATAAAAAAGTTGGTGGAATATCAATAAGTATGTCTAAACAAGCCAAAGAAATGGAGAAAGAGCAGATAGTTACAACATGGAACACAGCCCATCAGGCAGGTAGGTTTGAAGGTAAAGGTATTGCTGAAGAAAATTGGCAGACATTTGAATCATATTGGAAAGAAATCTTTAAATCAGAATAAGATGACAGAAAGAGAAATACAATTACTTGGTTTTGAAAAAAACTATATGGATGAAGATGATGATTACTATTACTTTTTGGATATTGCTAGTGGTTTAGGTTTTATATCCTGCACAGGTTTTGAAGGACAAAACAACGGTTGGTATGTTGAGGTCTTCAATACAGAACCATCAATTAGATTTAATAGTTTTGGTGAACTACAGGGATTGATTAATCAACTTTCAAATGCGATAGTGAAATGAGTGATCTTAATAAGACATATCCTAAACCCGGTGAAAAATACCAACATTACAAAGGTGGTCAATATGAAGTTATTTGCATGTGTAATCATACAGAAACTAATGAACCACTTGTAATTTACAAATCACTTTCATTTGGTTCACAATACGCAAGACCATTTTCCGAGTGGAATGATCAAGTCGATACTCAAGACTACGGAGTTGAAGAAACTCCAATTTTTAGATTTAAAAAAATAGAACAATAATGAATTCACTCGATAAACAATACCAAGATTTACTCCAAGACATTTTGGATAATGGAGTAAAAAAAGAAACTAGAAATGGAGGAACCAAATCTATTTTTGGTTATACAATCCGTCATAATATGAGTGAAGGGTTTCCTGTATTAACAACCAAAAAAATGGCGTGGAAGACGATGGTAACCGAACTTCTCTGGTTCCTTCGTGGTGATAGTGATATTAGATTTCTTTGGGAAAACAATTGTACAATTTGGGATGGTGATTGGGAAAAACATTATAAAACAACTTGTTCTAAACCATATACACTTGAAGAAGTTAAACAAAAGGTAAAAGATGGTAACCATAACTTTCACGATTCAATGTTTGATATGGGCCCTATCTATGGTAAGCAATGGAGACAATGGAGTGCAGGTTCTTTAGAAGATAAACATGGTTTTGGTAAAATAGACCAAATCACAAACCTAATCAACGACCTTAAAACAAATCCAGACTCAAGACGACTAATGGTTTCGGCTTGGAATCCTGCGGATTTACCAAATCAAGTTTTACCGCCCTGTCATTATGGATTTCAAGTTTATACAAGAGAGTTGAGTGAAGATGAGAGAAATGAAATCAGAGATATGCGATATTTTAAGAATAGATTATATCAAGAGATAAAAGGGAGTGATAGTAAAATTGATTTGGGAAATATTCCAACCAAAGCAATCTCACTAATGTGGAATCAAAGATCCGTCGACACAGGATTGGGGTTAAGTTATAACGTAGCAAGTTATTCTCTACTATTAATAATGATCGCCAAACAAGTTAATATGGTTCCAGATGAAGTAATTGGTAATTTAGGGGACGTTCATTTATATCTTAATCATATTGAGCCCATTAAGGAACAATTGACAAGGGAACCATATCCACTACCAACAGTAAAAATATCTGATAAAGTTGTTAGTGATGTTTCTGAATATACATTAGATGATATTATATTAGAAAATTATCAATCACACCCAAAAATAAAAATGCCATTATCAAATTAATTTTAGGAATACCCTACAACTTTTCTCTTTATGAAGATATTTATAATAAAGAGAAATTATGATTGGGATTTACAGAATAAAAAACTTGGTTAATGAAAAATGTTATTATGGATCGTCTAAAAATATTGAAAAACGATGGAAAACACATTTGAATCAACTAAAAAATAAAAAACATATAAATATTATTTTACAAAAGGCGTGGAATAAGTATGGTGAAGATAATTTTATTTTTGAAATCGTTGAGGAATGTGAATTTGAAAATATATTTGAGGTTGAACAAAAATACATAGATACTTGTGGTGATTACAATATAGGTTTAAGGGCCAGTGGAGGAGATAATTTAACCAAAAACCCAAATAGAGATAAAATTATTGAAAACATAAAAAAAGGTAGTAAATTATGGAGAGATAGTTTGTCTGATGAAGAAATGAAAGAAAAATTTTCAAAACCTTTAGATAAGAATCCAAATTGGAAAGGAGGTAGTTCTTTTGTTTATTGTGAATGTGGAAAAAGAATAGGTTACGGACATACTCATTGTAATAAGTGTCGACCTAAAGATGGTAAAAACAATCCATTTTATGGTAAAAAACACACGGAAGAGTGTAAAAAAAAATCTTCGATTAGAATGACAGGGGTGTATAATGGTGAACAAAATACACCAGTTGTAATTGATGATGTTCATTATAATTCTTTAGGTGCGGCGTCAAAAATTCTTGGAATATCTAGTGCTACTATAAGATGGAGAGTATTGAGTAAAAACCCTAAATATAAAAATTATCATTATAAAGATGAAATAAAAACTTATTATAGTGATGAAGAACAAAAAATAAGATTGAGTGAACCACAAAAAGGAAAAACAATGACGTTCAACAAACCATTTTTTATTGATGGTATAGAATATAGAACATTGAAAGAAGCAAGTGAAATTTTAAACATTCACCAAATGACAATAAAGGGTAGATTAAAATCCCCAAAATTTGACAATTACAAATACAAAGATTAAAATTAAAATTATGAACCAACAAAACGATTGGAATGACCCACAATTATCAGATGGTGATTTCCCCCAAGAAAACAAAACAAAATTTCAAGTAGGAGACAAGGCAATTAAAGTTAAGGGATATAAATTTCCTTGTACAATCGTATCGGTATTTCAAACCATAGAAGGAAATGTTCGAGTAGTAGGAGAGATGGACGAATACGGACTTCTTCACATATTCAATGAAGATCAACTAGAAAAAATAAATTAATTATGAGAGTAGTAGTAACCGGGGGAGCGGGGTTTATTGGATCCGCATTTATAAATTACTTAAAAGATAATTTTGAATGTGAAGTACTTTGTATTGATAAACTAACATACGCTGGAAAATTGAATAACATTAAACATGGATTTTATTTCCTACAAAGAGACATTTGTAGTGTTACCGAAGAAGAAATAGGCGAATTTGATTATATGGTTCATTTTGCTGCCGAATCACACGTTGATAATTCGATTAAAAACGGACTTCCATTTATAAGATCCAATGTTGAAGGAACTTATAATTTAATTGAAATTGCAAGAAAGAACAAAAATTTAAAAAAATTCATACATATATCAACTGATGAGGTGTATGGTGATATGGAAGAAAATCCAAACATTACAAAAGAGTCCAGTGAAAATTATAAAATCAAAGGAAGTTCTTATTATTCAGCATCCAAAGCGGCTTCAGATTTATTGGTGGAAGCTGCCGGAAGGACTTATGGTTTACCATATCTAATAACTCGAACTTGTAATAATTTTGGAGAACATCAGTTTAAAGAAAAGTTTTTACCAACAATTGCAAAATCAATTAGTGAGGATAAAGAAATTCCGGTTTATGGTGATGGAGAACAAATAAGGGAATGGATGTATGTTTATGATAATGTAAAAATCATTTGTGATTTGATGTTTGATTCATCGGTTATAAACACAGTTTATAATATAGGAACCGGATTTAGAGTTAAAAATATTGATATTGTTAAAAAAATTGCCGAAATTTTAGGTAAAGAAGTTAAGATAAAACATGTTGAAGATAGATTAGGACATGATAGGGTATATAGCCTGGATTGCTCAAAACTTGATATTTATTACATGAAGAAAGATTTGAATAAACCAGAATTTTTGAATCTTTTTGATTATCTTGACAAACAATACAAAAAGTGAAATTTATAAAATATTTGTTAATTTGGATTTCATCTAACCTTTCCATTCCATTTTGGATGGTGGGTCATATACACCTTACCATGAACGTTTACCAGGACATTCATGAAATAGTTGCCTCATGTTTAATGAATATTATTGTTGGTGTTGGATTTTGGATTAGTTGGAAAGACTATAAAAAAGAAATGTAATAATGAAAGACTACAATGATTACAGAATACTAAAATATCAATACAAGATTATTTCTGAAAATATGGAGGAATATCTTTGGAAAAAGATGAACGAGAAAGAAACAAAATGGGCGGTACAACTTACATTAGAAGGTGTAAACGAATCGTCGGAATCAAAAACAGAAGCGGTTTGGGATATATTTTTTATAGATTCTCAAAATCAAATTAAAATTGAAAAAATTTTAAATAAATACAAAATTGAGTATGAGATTACAGATTTGACCGAAAGTTTTTTATCAAATTTTAATAATCTTCCAAAAAAGTTTATGGAAAGATTAAATGAAGAACTCCAGGAAAACCTTTCAACCGATGAAATATTAGATAAAATAATCGATCATGGGGTTAAAAGTCTCAATGTTTTTGAAAACTATTATTTGGAAAATAAGACAAATTAATAAAAATGGAAAGAAATGTAAACTGGGTTATTTTGTCAGATTCTTTGGACAAACCACCACATTTTGGTGGACCAATGATCTTACATTATATATCTAAAATATTACTCGAACTTGGAGAAGTCGTTTACATGAATCATCCCTTTTATCAAGGTGCTAAACAACTCGATATAGAAATTGTAAATTCTTTAGACCCCAAAAATACAATATTAATAGTAAGTGAAAATGATTTTAGACTAGAAGAATTTAACTTCAAAACCGTAAGATTATTATTAAATTTTGGAAAAAATATTGAAAAATATAAAGACACTGAATTAATATTTCAGTATGGTAAATCATTTACTTTAGGTACAAAACTAGAGAATTCGCACTCTATAAAACCTATTATTATAAATCTTGATTTTTGGAAAAATTTACAATGTGAAAGATCCGACAAACCATTAATTCTTATAAAAAAAGGTAAAATAAAAAAAGAAACAGATTTTGTTCCAGGAATAAGATTGGATAATATAATTAATTCTGAAAGTACCAGACAGACAATCGATTTTGAATTATTAAAATATTTCAATACTCATAAAACTTTTATAACTTATGATAATGAAACTTTTTATTCAGTACAAGCCGCATTATGTGGTGCAATTTCTATTGTTATTCCTGATGGTAGGTTAACTGAAGATGAATGGAGAAAATCAAACCCCATAAGAAAGTGGGGTATTGCTTATGGAAACAATCAAGATCAAATAGATTTTGCTATGAGTACTATTGAAGAATTGAAAAAAACAATTGAAGAGATTTTAGTTAAAAGCAAGAACGAGGTCGAGTATTTCATAGAAAAAACTTTATCAGTTTTCAACTTAAAGTAGTTAAAGTATTAATTAAAAAAAATAAAAAATGGCACAAGGAGTACACAAAATAACAGAAACATTTGAACAAGAGTTATCAAAATATACTGGTGCAAAATATGTGGTTGCTTTAGATAATATGAGTAACGCTTTATTTTTAGCCTTGTATTATGAAAAAAACATAACAAAAACAATCAAAGATGAAAGTATAATCATACCTTCAAGGACGTACCCTTCCGTACCATGTGAAATTATTCACGCTGGACTTAAAGTTGATTTTTATCCTGTAGAAGAAAATACAATAAAAGGTGCTTATCAACTTATAAACACTAATATTTGGGACTCCGCACTTCGATTCACTTCAAATATGTACATACCAAATACTCACATGTGTGTTTCCTTTACAGGACCATACAAACATTTAAAGTTGGGTAAAGGTGGTGCAATATTAACGGATAGTGAAGATGCCTACAACTGGTTTAAAAAGGCTAGA